ATATGGCAGACCTCACGTTGCAATAGAAGATTACAACGGAAACGTATTTGTTATGGGTCTTGAACACGGTGCTGAAGTAACAGGAGGTACAATTTCTACAGGAGCAGCAATGGGCGACCTATCAGGTTATACTCTTACTCTTTCTGCACAGGAATTAAAACCTGCTAACTTTGTAGCATCTCCTACAAGTGCTGACCCATTTGATGGAATGGCTTCTGCAACTGTAACAATTACAGAAGGAACAAACTCTTAATAGAATATAAACCGAGTATTCATTTGTTTAAGAGGGTAGCAGAAATGTTACCCTTTTTTTATGTTTTAAAATAACAAAAAACAAAAAATATTATTGTATAAATATGATAGTATTACAACAAAGTGCATCAGCACAAAATATAGACTTCATTCCAAGAACTTACACAAGTGAAAACACTTATAACGTTACAATAGTGAATGAAACAACTAATACAGAAGTACATAACGTGAATACTACAAGCATAACAGAAAACTTGTATTATAACCGTTATAATGCTATTTTTAACCTTACAGAAGATGTTACATATAACCTTACAATTAAAAGTGGTTCAGATATAATATTTAAGGATAAGATATATTGTACAAATCAAACTAATTTGACAGATTATACAATTAACGAAAACGATTACGTTTTTAACGATACAGACAACGAGTTTATTACTTTATAATGGATAATTTACATATAGTTAATTTAGCTTCTTACAATAGACCTAAAATAAGCGAGGATAAAAATCGTGAGTGGGTAGAATATGGAGAAGATAACGATTACTACTCCTACCTAATAGACCTATACACCAACTCAACTACAAATAACTCTATTATCAATGGGGTTACTAATATGATTTATGGTAAAGGTCTTGATGCGTTGGATAGTAGTTCAAAACCTGATGAATACGCTGCAATGCGTTCTATCTTCCACGATAGTTGTTTAAGAAAGATTGTTTTAGACCTTAAACTATTAGGCGAGGCATCTTTTCAGGTACTTTATAAGAATGGTAAGGTAGTAAGAGCCGAACACTTCCCAAGACAAACATTACGAGCAGAAAAATGTAATGAGAATGGAGAAATAGAAGCATACTACTATCATCCTAATTGGTCAAAAGTAAAACGTAGTGATAAACCACAACGTATAGCTGCTTTTGGTTTTGGTAACGGTAAAGAACCTGAAATCAAAATCATTAAAAGATATGTATCAGGATATGATTACTATTGTCCTGTAGATTATCAAGGTGGATTAGCTTATGCTGAATTAGAAAGTGAAATAGCTGACTACTTAATAAACGATGTACAAAACGGATTTAGTGGTACAAAGGTAGTTAACTTTAACAATGGAGTTCCTGATCGTGAAAAGCAAATGCAAATCAAGAATGATGTAATGCACAAGCTGACAGGAGCAAGAGGCGAAAAAGTAATCATTGCCTTTAATAACAATGCAGAAAGTAAAACAACGGTTGACGATATTCCATTAAACGATGCACCACAACACTACGAATACCTTTCAAGAGAATGTTCTAATAAGTTAATTGTAGCACACAGGGTAACTTCTCCTTTACTTTTAGGAATCCGTACAGAAAACAATGGTTTAGGTTCAAATGCAGACGAAATAAAGACCGCTGCTTTACTTTTTGATAATATAACAGTAAAACCATACCAAGAGTTAATTTGTGAGCATATAGACGATATTTTAGCAGTTAATGGTATTGCTTTAAAACTTTACTTTAAAACTTTACAACCTCTTTCTTTTATAGAAATAGATAATGCTATTACAGACGAAGCAAGAGAAGAAGAAACAGGAGTTAAACTATCTGCTACTTTTGATGACAATAAAATGTTTGACCTTTTAAATGAATTTGGAGAAGATGAAGATTTAGAAGGATGGGATTTAGTAGATGAAAGACCTGTTGATTATGATCAAGAAGAAGCATTAGATAAAATGATAGGATTAGCTTCAACAGGAAGTGCAAGACCTAACGCTAAAAGCGAACAAGATGCAGAGGTTGATAATATGAAGTTCAAGGTACGTTATCAATATGCACCTTTAACTACACAAGATAATTCAAGAGAGTTTTGTAAGAAAATGGTTGCTGCTAAAAAAATCTATCGTAAAGAAGATATCCAACAAATGAGCCAAAAGGCAGTAAATGCAGGATGGGGGTTAAATGGAGCAGCTACTTACGATATTTGGTTTTATAAGGGTGGAGGTGCTTGTCATCATTTTTGGATGCGTAAAACATATATGGCAAAAGATGTAACACCTGATGCTACCAACCCAAATGCAGAGATTAGTGTAAACAAGGCAAAAAAGGAAGGGTTTACTCCTGAAACGAATGACCCTAAAGTAGCTAAACGACCTGTTGATATGCCTAATAAAGGATTTGTAAATAAGTAAGAAATGGCAGATGCACTATTTATAACAAGAAAGGATTTAGTAAAGTTTACTTCCGTAAATGGTAACGTAGATACTGATAAGTTTTTGCAATACATTAAGATTGCACAAGATATTCATATACAAAACTATTTAGGAACTGACCTTTATAATAAATTACAAAGTGATATTGAAGGAAGTACTTTAGCAGGAGATTATTTAGCACTTGTAAACGACCATATAAAACCAATGTTGATTCATTGGGCAATGGTTGAGTATTTACCATTTGCAGCTTATACAATAGCAAATAAAGGTGTATTTAAGCATAGTTCAGAGAACGCTGCTAATGTAGAAAAGGATGAGGTTGATTTCTTAATAGAAAAAGAAAGAAACGTAGCACAATACTACACAGATAGATTCATTAATTATATGAGTTTTAATGCAAGTTCAAAGTTTCCTGAATACTACACCAATGTAAATGATGATGTATATCCTGACAAAGATGCAAGTTTTGAAGGATGGGTGCTTTAGGAAAGTATAAACCAAAACAGGAGAATGTTATAAAGTTAAAACAGTATTTAGCTTATATAACAAAAACACAAAAAAATAATTGTTATAATATAAAAGAAACTAAATGAGTTGGGGAGCAATATATTCAGAATCTTGGTGGGGAAATGCCAACGAAGCAAATGGTTGGGGTATTGTTTATCCTTTAACTGCAGGAGGTTCATATTTGACAGCTGATAACACCTCAATATTAGCGGATAGTAGTTTATATAAAGCAGATGCAACACAAATTTAAGAAATAAAAAATGGCACAACAAACAATCAACATAGGAGCGGTAGCGAATGATGGTACAGGCGACCCATTAAGAACCGCCTTTGATAAGATTAACGACAACTTTACCGAACTGTATAATGATGATGCAGCAGATGTAAACTCTGTAAATGGTCAAACAGGGGTAGTTACTTTAGATTCAGATGATATTTCTGAAGGTTCTACTAACCTTTACAACCAAACACACACAGGAGATGTAACAGGAGCAACTTCTTTAAGTATTGCAAACGATGTTATAGATTACGCTAAAATGGGTACTGAATTTACAACTGCTGCGGTTATATCTGCAAGTGATGTAGATTTTAGTTCTGCTGCGGTATTTACCAAAACATTATCAGCTAATACTACTTTAACCTTTTCAAACGTACAAACAGGTATGGTTAAGGATTTAGTAATCACAGGAAACTTTACTTTATCACTACCTGCATCTGTTAAAACAATCACAGGAACTTACGATGGAACAGTAAGTAACCTTATTCAAATAGTATCAACCAATGGCTCAACTGAACAATGGGCTACAATTTCACAAGAAGCATAATTATGATAGCAATACAACACGAAGGCGCAATAAAGAAGTTTTCCTCACTTCCTAAAGTATGGAAAGATGAGAATGGTGTACACTTAAATATTACCGATGGTGCAGCTTATGGATTCTATCAGGTTGTTACACCAAGCTATGATTCAGCTATACAATATTTAGGGGATTTAGAATGGGATGGAGATAATAATGTTTTTACATATCCTGTAATTGATAGAACATTTCCTCAAACAGTAGCTGAACTAAAAGAAAATAAAATAGCAAACCTTAAAAGTTTATACAATAGAAAATTAGCAGAAACAGATTGGTACATTATCAGAAGCCAAGAAGGTACTTCAGCACCACAAGAGGTGTTAGATGCAAGAGAGGCATTACGAACTGATTGTGCAACTAAAGAAGAGGAAATAAATGCACTTACCACAAAAAAGGCAGTAGTTTCTTATTCTTTACCAAACCTTGACTAATGGTAAATAAAAGACTTATAAATACAGGGGCAGCAGAAGTTCCTGCAGCATTTGACCCATACGCTAACTTTGAAACTGTAACCTATACAGGAAACGGAAGTACTCAAAAGATAACAGGGTATATTAGAAAGGGTGCTGCTTTTAATGGAAGTAGTAGTAGAATAGATGCTTCTAATAGTTTTCCAACAGGTAATTCAGCAAGAAGTATTTCTTTTTGGATGCATAGTAGTGGTTATTTAAATGGAGGGGTTTTAGGTTATGGCGCTGCTTCATCTAATCAAGCATTTGAATTTTACGTTGCAAGTAATTCATTATTAATGACTTTTTATGCAGTAAATGCTAATATAAATTATGCTTTAAGTGCAAATCAATGGTATCACGTTGTAGCCACTTTTGATGGTACAAATTTTATTGCTTATGTTAATGGTTCTAATGTATATTCAGACACAAGAACATTAAACACAGGAACAGGTACATTTAGAATAGGTGGTGTGCCTTGGAATAATAGTGGAGAATTTTTTAGTGGCAAAATAGACCAAGTCCGTATATTCAACAAAGCCCTATCTTCTTCAGAAGTAACAACCCTTTATGGAGAAACCTACGCATCTTCTACAAAATCTACTACTGATATCTTTGGAGATGGTTCAGGTGTTGCTTTATATGAGTTAGATGATAGTGCTAATGGTACAAGTCCTTCACAAAATGTAGTAGAAACAAATCAACTTATAAATTTAAGGGCAATAAATTACACAAGTGGTTCTACTTGGACAGATATTTCAGGACAAAGTAATAATGCTACTTTAACAAACCCTACTAAACCCACTCCTGAATCTGTACATTTTGATTATGCTAATTTAGGAGCGCAAAACCAATATAGTGGTAACAATGTATCTATTGAGTTTTTCATTAAAACAACTAATACAGATGACGATTATTTTTTAACAGCTTATGATGGTGGAGGACTTATTGCAGGAGAAATGATTTTATATATTCCTAATAGTGCAGCAAGTGGAAAACCATATTTAAGGGTAACAGGTAGCACAAGTTCTTCAAGTCAATTAGCTTTTAATCATACCGTAGTACAAGACGCTTGGACACATTATGTTTTAGTTTATGATTCTTCTCTTACAGGAAACACAAATAGATTTACAATGTATGTTAATGGCTCTGCGGTTACTACAAGTGTTGTAGGTGGAGTTGATGGTTTTGATAATTCTAACTTTATGGGGGATTCATCAGACCTTTTTATTGGTAAAAGAGGTGGGGGTACTGACTATGAAGAAATGGATATTAAAGAGTTTAGAATTTATAGTAAATCTCTTTCATCTTCTGAAGTTACGCAAAATTATGCTGCCTCTGCATTTAGATATGACGGTACTGCTACCAACGTTAATTATTTAGGGATGGCTTTTAGTCCTTCGTTGGTGTGGATAAAGGATAGGGGAGTTAATGGCTCAAATCACGTTTTAAGTGATTCAGTTAGGGGTGCTTCTAAATTTATACTTCCTAATTTAACAAATGCTGAAATTACAAGTGCAGGAGGTACTTTATCTTCTTTTGACAGTAATGGATTTACATTAGCAGCACCTCCACCTAATTACGATTTTAATATTAATGGCAATTCTTACGTTGCTTGGTGTTGGAAAGCAGGAGGTGCAGCAGTATCAGCAAATAGTATTGAAGCTACAAACGCAACAAGAAGTGCTAATCCTGATGCAGGATTTAGTATTGTTAAATTTACATCTTCTACAAGCACCCCCACTCCGCCACCAATGAATTATATTGAACACGGTTTAAATACTACTCCTGAACTTGTTATTTATAAGGATTTGAATACGACAGGAAATTGGAGGGTAAATGTTCCTGCTATATTGGGAAATAATGGCGGATTAAGTTTAAATCTTAGTGATGCTGCTTCAAGCGGATTTACTTATGATTTTTATGACCCCGATGCTACATATATTGGAGTAAGAAGTAATTATGCAATAAGTAGTGGCACAAACTACATCGCCTACTGCTTCCACTCTGTAGATGGATATCAGAAGATAGGTACATATGCAGGGACAGGAACAAGTGGCAATATAGTTACAACAGGATTTCGACCAAGATTCGTAATGTATAAATGTTATAA